CTATTTGGTTTTCTGTTTGTTGACTAACTTGCCTAACTCGCGCTCGACGATTTCAGCAACTATCCTGCCATCATTAACTCTGCCATAATTTAGGTATTCAAGTGATTGCTGTAATTGACGATGGAGAGTATCTAGCCAGTCTTTTTCTTTCTTGGTCAATGAGTTGCTCCTGCATTTTCGTAACGGCAATTATCAGGTGGAACTAGAGTACCGTATTCATCTCTAACACCAATATCAGTAAGCATGTCACCGTATTCATGAACAAGAGCATTCATGTATTTAATTCCGCGTTTACTTAATTCTGGTATTTTACCACCACAGATAACCACGCCTTTTGACGGAGTCTCATCAAACTCTTTAAGTAATTTTGAATAGAATCTGGCACGATAACTGTCAGTCATTCTATCTTTTGGGTACCCATCTAGCAGACCGTGAAGAAATGACTTACTGACTTCAATATCCCCTGTCTCATATCTATAAATAGGTCTGCGCCACACGGATATCAGATAAAGCAAATAAGCCTCGGCTACTTGGCCACAAAAAAAATCACAGGCAAATGAATCATTATTTTTCATGAGTGAGCACCTTTCCGCCACCAACTAAACCCAATGCCATCTGGCTAATGTCACCAATTAACTTTTCAGCGCGGTTTAAGATAGCTAAATCATCTTGGCGTTTGCGTAATCGGCGACCTGCATCACTTGAATCTTCATCAGAGGCTTTTCTTGCCACAGCTAACATGTGTTGTAATTGCTGAATAGTGAATCCAAACCCTGATTCAGCTTCTAACTCAGTCATGTGGTCGAATACTTGCGCTTGAAGTTCGTAGCTATAACTCATAGCCATCAAACAAGCCTCACGCTTAGGAAACTTACAACACGGGTATGAGCGACCTTTATTGTCGATGTAATCGGCGTAAAATTTCGCTGATTGATTTTCACCCAATACTTTAGGTACTTTCCTTAAAAAGTCCTTATGCTGTAATTTTCTATACTTCTTGCATGGGAAACTTAACCCTTCTATCTCAGCCTTTGCCTTTCTATCTGCATTGATGTAATCAACCATTTCTAAACTAGTCATAGTTGGTTGTTCAGATGTAGCATTATTGATGACTGATAATTTTGTCATGATACTGTCCTTACTTAGTAATGAACCCTTGCCACATAGGAGATCAGCCCATCGAAGCAGTATCAGCTATAACTGATCCCCTCAAAGGCTCATTCCTAAATAACGGTTCGATGTTTTTAGATGTGTGTGCATGTGGTGCACAGAGTGAAATGCGTAGAGTTCGCAACCATCATCACGTATCACTACGTTAATCAGGTCGCTTCTAGTCTGTTCCTAGCAGTCAAGATATGATCACTCTCCTTAATGGATAAACGATTTATCTAACCTTCTCGGGTTATTCTTTGGGAATGCTTTTATCCAATTCTTCACGGAATTGAGTTGGGTTATCGAAACCTTGCGCTGCCATGATATTTCTCCATTAAAAAGCCCCGCTATTGAGCGAGGCATTCAGTGTTAATGTAATTTTGTAAATACAAAGTTTGCTGTTCGTTCTCGACTATCATTTCTCTGAGACGTAGATAATCTTGTTCAACTGTTTTGTTAAGTCGTGCGGTGGCTTCATTGCTTCCGCTTTCGGTTGGATTCTTGGTGGTTGCTGGACACTCGGCTTTGATGTACACCCGCTTAGAACCAGAGCTAACAGCATCACGAAGAGTGTCGATTTCATTCTTTGCACTGGCTAACTCCTGAGTGTATTTAATATCGAGTTGATTTAGTCGAGTGATACGGGCTTGATAGTCTTTGTTGATTTCGACTTGTTGTGATAATTGAGTGGTTAGTTCAGCATTTGAATCTTTCAGCTTATCAATTCTGCCGCTCTGCCACTCAATAGTGATGATCATTGCCAGAATAACGCCCACGGACACTATTGTTTCGCCTAGATTCATAACAACAACCATGCATCTTCAAAGACTTTCTTACTGTATGGCTGATAACCTAACTCAACACCAACGATCGCCGTAGCTAATGCAATCGCAACGGGTTTAGATGAAACGTTAATAGGTTCATTTACGCTAACACCAATATCTTTAGCTGCGCGATTAATGTAGCCAGTAGTGTTGTTTTCATTTGGAGGAGCATACCGATCGATAATCGACTCGACAGTATTGAGTTCGTATTTATTTTGGTACGTCTGCAGTAATTTATAGATAGCCCGAATACCGTACTCAGGTGATACAAATTGGCAGAAGCTCGGATCTGTTTGCTGTGCGGATAGCCCTTGCCATTTTGAACCATGCCGAATATTGCCCGGATTGTTATTTCGCTCACCGCGAGCTGGTCTAGTCACTTCTTACCCCATGTAAACTTATCCCAGAAGAAATCCAATGCTAAAGAGCCAGCGGAACCACATAAGCCAGCCGTAAATAATGTGTAGTAGAATGAGGCGTTAAGCTCTATTGATATAAGACCACCCATCATTCCAGCAAAGCCAGATACGAACATTTGCATAATTGCTCCTACCCAGCTCCACCGATAACCATTACGTTTATTGTCAATAATGTATCTAGCCAATCCGCCGTATAGGGATATAGCGAATATGACACCCCATGCGGTGGCACTGAATTTGTCTTTCTCGTCCATTCGTGTCATACCGCCTCCTTTTTGGAGGAATTTAGTTAATAGAACGCCGACTCACAGCTCTTGTGTGAATGTGAGGTGTTGTGATTGATTCTGTGGTCGGCATATACGAAAAAAGTCGCACTAGACGACTTATTGAAATAGATGGCTGGTTTAGTTCAGCCAGACTGTTACGCGCTACCATAACCTTATAGCAAGGAATTCAGTTGTTCGGAATAACCGAATATGTGAACTATCCGGAAATTCCGGAGAGTTGAACTTGTAACGATTGCTTACAAGTTGCAGACAACAAAAAACCCCGCCGAAGCGAGGTCTTAAATCGGAACTTTTCAGCCCGTAATCAGCAGGTAATCTCTTACCCTCTTTAATCTATCTGCTCTTTGTTTTACTGCCCGAGCATATCACAAACTATACACATAAAATTCGCATTTGCAATATATATTTTAAATATTTATGAAATCAGACATAATTCCCTTTCTAGTTCATGCTTCATTGCGTAAAACATCTCCTCTTCAAGAATGCTTTCCGCCCAGCCGATCCTCCTCACTGCTTGCTGTATGCTGATTTTAGTTTGATAACTCAATTCACGAGCCATCTTTTGCGGGTATTTGCGCTCACAATATCGTTTAATAGCTACATGACGAATTGGATTGTTTTTAGCAAATGTTTTCGTTATTACATTTTCTACAAAAGCGGCATCATCTGATTCTTTGGCGAGAGCAATGAGGTCGCTTATTTTATTTTTAGGATTTAATATCTCATGTGACTTTTTGAATAACTCCTCTCCTTGATATCCCATCTTATACAAGTCTTTTACAACTTTTATTATTCTTTCCCCTTCTGTTTCGCTCCATTCCGTCCTAATCATTAATCGTCCAATGACACTATCTGACCCAGAGTGAGGGTAGTCATTGCCACCGTATTCCTTTCCCCACGTCATTAGCATGTAGCGAACCCAGACTCGCTTACTGTCTAATGCGTTTTTTCGATTAGAACCCCAAACCCGCCTTAATTCATTTTTGCTTGAGTAAAGAGACAGTAGATTGAACGGATCACATTCCCTCATCTCACCTCCGGTAATACTGTGTGCTTTGCGTCGTTTTTAGTGCTAAACATGACACCTATCTGCGGGTATAATTCTGCTCGATGATTAGTTTCTACTTTCATCAAGCCACTACTTTTCTGCACAACTGAATAATCAAACTTAAACTTTGATTTTAAATATCTGGCTTCTTCAATAGCCGCGATTAAGTCAGTGAACATCATCTATCTCCCATATCGTGATATCTAATGAGCCATGAGCAACCTTTTCACCTCGACGGATCCGCATATCATCAATTTGGCTATCATCTACCCAAAATTCGGCATGAGTTAACGAATCGAAAACTGCCTTTGGCAAGTTATCGAGGTCTCTTTGTCGTTTATCTGGGGGATTTGCTGTGATAACTATTTTGATGCGGGAAGTGGTTTTGACGTCTAGGTTGTGTTGCTTGATGTAATCTGTTACTTGCTTTCGGTAATTTGTGCCTTTAGGTGATATGTAGTGCCTGCCTCTACAGTGCCTCCAGTAGGTATTATTGCTCGGTGGCCACGGCAATTTTAAGTGATACTCGTTCATACCTTAATCTTACCCTCCTTGATGAGAATATCCTGAGTGCGAATAACACCTTCTAAATGACATTGCTTTGCGTATTCAGCATCAACATAGTGAGTGCGTCTATCAGATTCATCATGACAAGCACTACACGCCCACGCGCCAAAAATATCATTAGGCTTTATTCCGGTACCGCAAATGCCAGACATTCGATAATGAGCTAAGACGACAGTTTCAGAATTGCCATTACATACACCCGGTATTCTAATTTGGCATTCACGGCCTCGAGCTTCTTTGCGTAAGTTCGCCATCTCCCTCTCCTTTGATTTTATCCATCACTTCCAAATGAGCGTATTCATCAGCACACTGAGCACACACATAAATTTCTTCATCTGTTAGCTGTCTATTGCATGATTGGCAGTTCATTTTTTTACCTTCTGTCTTAACTCATTGGCGAAAGAATTCACTCGATTCTTCTCACGACTATCAACAAGGTTTGATAATTTAATCATCGTTATGAATGACGGTCTGAACTCATATGCCTCATCGCTGGGAAATTTGTATTGATGACCATAGGCATAATATTTATTTTCTTTCCAAACCTTTACGTTTTCACCGTTATCATTAAATGTGATTGTGCAACTACACTCTTCCACAACACCGCATTCGTCGATCAGGTAATTTAGATAATCATCCCACTCTTTAAGGTATGGACGCTGATACATTCCAAATAACCAGTTATCTCCGCACCGCATGGCATCTAAAATATTTTTAAGTTTCATCTCTCTTGCTGCTCCTTGAGTTTCATGTATTCGCTGTCGTTTGGGATGATGATTGGAATGCCTTTTTCAATACACCATGCTTCGTGTTTCTCCATCATGTAGAGCATCCGTGCTTTATCCATCTTGCGGGTTTTCTCACGCCCTCCGTTTTCATCACGACCTAGCCAGTGACCAACAAAATACTCATGCGTTTCTTCGTTAGTGATTGGCTTTGATAGAACGACTTCACCAGCACCGTTTTTAATATCAATGACAACACCACGCGCACGTAACCAGTCGCCCGTGGTTTCTACCCACATACGCCATGTTTTATTCATTGGTATTGTTCTGAGTTCACGCCATTCGGTGATTTTGATTCGGTACCGCTTACCGGTTTCTGTTACTTCTGAGAGGGTTTTGAAAATGCCTTTGAGGTTGGATTTATGGAGACAGATATCATTTGTCAATTAGCCTCCTATTGGCGATAAATCATAACGACTAAACCGCCTTTGGTTGCAACCTTAATTGTCTGGTTATCTTTGACTTCGCTAAGTTCAAACGCATCGTACAGCTCATCAATTGCCGCTTGCTTTCGTTCCTTTGATTTGCGTTTAAATAATTTGCTGAATATCAAACTTAAGAACCAGCAAAACGCTTGTGTAACAATCCACACGTAGCCCATCATTGATAACGTGGCTACTATCCATTTGTATGTTTCATCACTCACTGTTAGCTCTCCTGTGGTGGCTCTGGCTTTTCTGGTAAATTCATCCAATGCGTGACCATATAAACTTCACCATCCATATCTTGCATTCCTTCATTTTCGCCAGATTCAGCATTTTGAAACTTATGGATATCACCTTTCCACCATGCAGTAGTTCGACCATGAGAACCAAATGTAAAATATTTGCCGTCTTCCTGTGGCGTTTCATCACTTCGTTTAATCCAGCTCATCACTCACCCTCTGGCATTGGTGGGAGCATAGTTGACCAGCCGTGATAAAACATAAACGCGCAATAATTAGCCACATCAACAGGATCGCCTTTCTGTATGTGTCGCATGAATTGATTCTTACAATCCAATCCCCAGCTATTAGCCATCCATTCGTCTGAATACCCGTATTTTTTCTCAGACTTATGTAATTTTTCTGCCATGGCTTCAGCAAATTTAACAACAAGATCTGCTGTATTTTCACTAAGTTCGGCTGGTATGTTAATTTTCATTTCTGTTAAATTAGTTCCCTGCATTAGATGCCTCCTTTGATATCAATATTTTTCATACAAAACTTAAACACCCACCTGATTAGATAGGTCATCACTAACGCCTGAATAATCACTATTGGTAATGCCCTTAGATAAACATGAAGATTAAACTCGCCTAATTTATCTATCGCAATTAAAACCGATACCGAACCCCAAGCAATGAGTTGAAATAGAAATGTAAGAATGTTGCTACTAAATACCCTGACGAGTGCCTTCTGATGCCATTTCATCACTCAACACCTCGCTTAATTGCCATAACTAATTTTTAAACTTCCTGATATGGCAACCACTGCTAAAAGTAACCATCCCCAACCTGATTTTTCGTGATACATCAGAAATGCAACAGATAAAAATCCAGTAATCGGTACTAGCATGAAAAACAATGTGCCTAAAATATCTCGTAAATATTCCATCTAAAAATCCTCACGATTCCCACTCATAGCCGACTTTAATTGCCTTGGCTTGCTCAAGAGTATTTGTCATCACTTTCGTGTTAGAAATATTACCCCAGCAATCACACTCGACTGGTGTTAGGTAATATTCATTTTCTGTTCCATCATCCGATTTGTAAGTGTGACGAACAGGATCACCTAATACCTTGGTGACGGTATGTGTTAATAAATTCATCTAAAAATCCTCTTGCGTGTTAAACCTTATCTTCGCCACCTAGCGCAGATACTAATTCATCGATTAGTACGGAAAACTCACCAATAAACAGAATGAAATCAGCATCAAATCGTTGAGCGTAATCATCATGATGAATGTCGTCGTTATGCTCTTTCAAAACATCAGATAAGCTGATTTTCTTAAGCATAAGACTATCTGTTAACGTGAATTTGATGCGATCCTGCCAATCCATAGATAACTGAGTGACATATTTTCCTGCTTCAATATGAGTGGCAATTTCGTCTGAAGCTAAATCTTGCTTTTTAAACTTGGCAATACCGCCTTCCTCTAACACCGCTTTTAATTCAGCTTCGTCATGAAGCATAAATCCTGCTGGGGTATCATTATTACGAACCCATTCGGTAAGTGTTAGCTCGACTGGTTGCTCGGTGTGAAGTGGAATGACTGGTAATGAGCCCAATGTCTTACGAAGTAATGCAAGTGAATCTTCTGCGCGTTTAAAACTACTGGCATCAACGATAATTCTTTGTTTATCCAAGTCAATCCATATCTGAGTTTGAGAATATTTACTGAATGCGCGAGGCAAGAGAGAGTGAATGACTTCATCTTTTAATGTCGCTTTTTCTGTCTTTTTCAGCTTGCGACCTTGTTCACTTTCTAGTTTTTCAATTTTTTCTTGTAGAGTTTCCTTGATAACTGTCGATGGCAATATTTTTTCTTCTTTTTTAATGCAGAGTAAAACCTGATTGCCGGCAACGTGAGTTAACATTTCACCGTGATTACCAAGTGGTGACACCCAGCCAGTGCTACTCATATATTGGCTGCTACATGGTGTAAATGCTAAAGTTTTTAATGCCTCTTCAAGTTGTTCTTCTGAAATTTGAATATCACGAGTCATACGATATACAATCGCATTTTTGAAAAAGTTCATGTTTATTTCCTTAAATAGATTTAGGGTTAAGATTCAATTTCTTTCTAATTGAAGCAAGGTTTTCTAATGATCTTTCTTTGCTGGTTGGAATGTGTAACTGAGGTATTTGTTTAACTGGCGCTGGAATATTTTCACCTGATTTAATTCTTGCTGACATTCTCCGTAACTCTTTAGCGCAAAGTTTCTTAACCTCACTATCCGTTAGGCTTTTACTTCGCATCTCAGAGTAAATTTTAGTAACCATCCAGTAGCAAGCGTTTGATGGCCATTTCATTTCACGCCAGCCACGCATTTTGCAGTATTCTCGATAGAGTTCGTAAAGCTGATCCTCGTCAGGCAAACCAAGAGCCACATAATCCTCTTCCTTGCACCACTTGATAAATTGACCAACAGCAGGCCAAAAAGGGTTATCACTTGCTCTGGCGTGTCGCATGCCATTTTGAAGTTGCTCTCTGGTAGTAATTCCATTTTCTGCAAAGGCGGCAATCCATTGTCGTTTTGCGTCCATTTCATCATCTGCATTTTTAAAAACGGTACTAACGGATGCAGGGAATAGTTGCTTTAAACTTTTGAATAGTGAGTCAACCATCTTTTCAGCGTTTGAATTGACTACTTTTTTTGTGATATCTCCCTGTGACATTCTGGCTAAAGCGCCCGCATCACGATTATTGATTACCGCCATTAGATTGGTTTTCAAATGAAATCCCTCCATGCCTCCGGCGTGTTCCAGCTACCTTGCTGTGATGTTATTGCCTGATGGTTATTTTTAGGTTTAAACAGCCCTTGCCATCCATTAGCTATGGATTGATTAATTATTTCCTCAGGAGAATAACCCTCTTCGAGACATTCCAGTAAAAACTTAACCTGTAACTCAAAGGTCTTTTTAGTTTTGAAAGGTTTTTTGATTTCATTCCTGTAATCAATCCAGTTAAACCAAATTTCACGATCTAACCAGTCAGGGATAGATTCCTTCTTCGCATCAAATCCCTTTTTCTTTGGTTCATTGACTGGTTCAAAAGAGTGACTGGTTCTGGGTGCAGATTTTTCACTAGGGGGTGGTGCAGATTTTTCACTAGGGTGGTGCAAATCTTTCACCATACCTAGTGCAGATTTTTCACTAGGTGACTCCTGTATCGGATCATCTAAATTTAACTTATACACATTAGATGAATTACCTTTTTCTCCACTGCGATAAACCTTTCTAACCAAACCTTGCTCACATAACGCATCAATATGATTAATAACGCTTCTTCTGCTGATTTCACACTGATCTGCCACATGCTGATAAGACGGGAAGCACTCGCCTTTATCGTTGGCATTATCAGCTAATTTTATTAACACGAGCTTCCTTGATGGATTACCTACTTTTAACTGCATGGCTTTCGCCATTAATATCATGCTCATGCTGCCTCCAATTGCTCTCTAGCCAGTAAACCTGCTATCCACTGAATACCTTTAGGGGTAAATTTAACTTGTGTGTATGCGTGACCGTTGATTTGATTCTCACCTGTTTTTACATCAAAACGCCCTGCTTCAAGGTGTTCTGAATAAGGTGTTAATTTTCCAGCCAATTTGTACATAATTCGTTTTGAAAGTAGAAACTCTCTAAAGAAGTTCTCTTTCACTTTTAGTAATTTACTTGTCTCTCTAAAACCCAGTAAGCCAGTTGCTTGAACATACCGATCAACAAATTCAGCTTTAGGCGCTGCAATTGCTAATTTCTGTTCTGCTATTTGCTTTTGCTCTGCTAAGTCTGCCGCCAGACGTAAAGCTTCTGGTAGAGACTGAGGAATGAGAGATTGCTTTGATTCTAGCTCTTGCCATCTATCAACTAGTCTTGCTGTAAATTCAGGTGATAGCTGAGCAACAATAACGTAACTATCTCTCTTGTTAATTTGATATACAGAAACCGTCTGGTTTAAGTGATTTTTAACTTCCCCCATTGGGGGGAGTTTGATAACACCTCGTTTTGCAAGGCGTTCGATTGATTGTTTAACCTTGTCATGCCTTGACTCAACCAACTCTGAAATTTCTAAACTACTCATCGTTGGTTCGCCAGTATTTACTAAGTTATTCAATTGATTCATAATGACCTCATTGATTTATTAATGACCAAAGGAAAGCTCAAAATCAGCTTCCCTTTAATACTGGTTGTTGATACAGTGTATTTGTTAGTTTAAATGGTTAAGTCCATTTGTTGAGAAGCCTCAGTTACTGCTGGGGCTTTTCTTTTAACCTTTCCCTTCCCTTCAAGAGCCTGAATAACCCTTTCTGCATAATCACCTTCAATCACAACTTTCGTTGGCTTATCGCTGATATTTACAGAGTCAGGGGGTAATCCGAACTTACTCACCAACTGGCAAGCTAAATCGAATATTCGGGCTTTATCTCTACTTGATTTTGATGGGTGTATTCCTAGCGCCTTAGCGAGTCCGTTATTACCGACTGAATACATTTGTTGAATGTAAAACGTCATCAATTCGTTTGATGAGCACTCTACTTTGATATTTTTTGCATGTTCCATAGTCTATAGTCCTTTTAGATACAGTTAGTCCGTGACTCACGATCCTGTGAGTTTAGTGTGCACACGATGCATGTGCGGATTGATTGTTAAAGAGCGATGGTGTTACCAGTATTGTTTCCCTAAATCCCATAAGTGCGGTAAGTCTGGGCGTATGTCTTTCCCTTTAACTTGACCATTTGTAGCCTTAACAATTAATGGGATATGTTCAGGCGATACTTTTGCCTTGTTATGTAGCCACTTAAAAACTGCTTGCTGTGTTATGCCACATGCTTCACCTAGTTTTTTTTGTGTCCCTACAATATCAATGGCGGTTTTAATTGCTTCGTTCATAAAAAACCTCCGTTGTTTATTTTTATATAATAAAACCTTAGTTGTTTTTAATCAACAACTATATT